CTTTAATACTTTATCTTCATTATATCTTTTAAATAATCTACGAATATAATGGAGTCTTTTTATATCTTCAAAGAACTCTTTAATATCTTTACAATGCGGATTATCATAATGTAGTAAAGCAAACATCATATAATTACCGGGTGTCAAATCACTAAAATTCATAAAACCTCTATTCAGGATGTAATTTTAAAAACTTCTCATTATACCAATCTTCATACAACTGGTATATAAAACCATTTGATTTATCTACGCCACGCCAATCAGCTTCATCAACATATTTCCAATAAGTCCATCTTTTAATTACATAGTAAACATAACGATCACCCGGAAGTAACCAATGGTCACCCTCATCTTTTATTTGATAAACACAATTCTCTCTACAAGCATAAGCTTCAATTAATGAATATGTAACAATAACATCAACTAAGTCATCCCCATCTATATCTATATAAAATGATACAGTTCTAGGAACTTCCTCGGGTACCCAATTAATTATTTCATTAATTTCCGGGACCTCCGGCTCGCTTATATGTCCCTTTGCTTGTACACCACTAGCCCACAAAAAGCATAGCAAAGCGACTAAGAATTTCATTTAACTGTTACGGTACTATTATGATGCTATTGTTACAGCAACGGTATGGCCAGACAATACCAATGAAGCTGCAACGGTTGTTCCACCAACTGCTGTATCAGAAATTGTACTTCCACCAGCTAGAACAATAGGTGCTGCACCTGTTGTTAAAACATCAGTATTACCCAAACTTTGACTTGTTAGAGTAAATCGTTTCCTGTTTGCAGTTGAACCAGTTGCGGTATAGACCAAAGTATAGTTACCAAATCCACCACCTGATGCATTACTATTAGCAACCACGATTGTAGGTGATCCTACAACTGTTACTGCCTCATCCCATGTAACTTCAACAGTTATTCCTGCCGTTGAATCAGCAGCAGTTAAATCAGTAGTTGCAGTTGTTCCTACAACATATCGAACATCTGTTACTGTTGGAGTTCTTAAACCAGTTGTTGCACTTGAACCAGCAAGATCACCAATAGCAACTAAAACTTCAGGATCTGCTGATGCATTATCGTTACCATTTGCAGGTGTACCTGCAGCTCTTACCCAACCAGAATTTGTTGCATAAATTCCTTCTCTTTTATAATCTGAATTTTCATTGTCTGGTGCAAACTTGGGTTTGTTTGTTGCTGCACTATGTGTTGTTCCCCATAAGCCCATTTTATTCTTCCTCCGTTAAAAATGTTTTTTCTTCCGTATCTTCTGTATTTTCATCAGCAACATGATCCGAAGGACCTTCTGCACCATTACCATATATTACTTTTACTTTACCAGCTTCATCAAGTTCAAAATCAAACTCTTGATGATTTTTAATACTACCTTGAACACAATTAATATGAAAATTATATACATTACCTTCACTTAAAACTTGTCCTACGTTTTGATGATATGCAGCAATCTTACCTTTCATATTTTTCTCCTTGTCAAATAACATAAGGGGGGAGACCCCCCTTATATCATCAATTATTTTTTATTCTCATTATGGTTGATGTTTAAAGACAACCAATTAAGAACTGGCCAAATTTTCCCGATAAAAGGAATTTTTACAGCTTTACTATCTTTTACAGTCATTGTAATTGCATTAGCAACTGCTACAACTGTTGTAAAAATTTCCCACCAAGTCTGTTGGGCCATCCAACCGAATACCATAGTTTCCATAGTGAATACTCCTTTAAATTAATGATATAACCAACCAGCTATACCCCAACCAAGAATGAAAAACACCAATTTAATCATATGTGGATGCATTTACTTTCTCCTCATTGCGGTTAATAATATTTATACTACTTATTAAAAATAGCATAAATGACACCAACAGATGCAAGACCAACTAAACCTTGCGCGCCAAGCATTCCAACGATATGTGTGATATTACCAATAACATCACCACCGATAAAAGGAACTGCTTTGCCGAAAATTACTTGCATGATAATAGCTAATGCAAGCAATGATACGCCAGCTTCTGTTAATTTCTTTACCCAACCAAGAATTTGATCGAACATTTGTTTCTCTCCTTTTTGTATTATAGGGATTTTTTATGTTTAGTATGTAGTCGATATTTTAAAACTATCCCAGTAAAAAAATAGATATCGACAGTCGTTACTTCATTCTTTTCTGTAATTCTTTAAATACTTGTTTTGCTAACTTAGTATTCTTCGTGATTAATCCACTAGCAAATTTTTTAAATTTATCTTTCTTTACATACTCCCGCATCTTAGACCCAGAAATACCTTTAACACCTGCTGAATCCGGATCACGGTCTCCTGCTGATGCTACTGAAAAATCTTTAATGTTATCTAAATCACTCTCTACATACTTTGCCATATTCTTTTTAAATTCTGCGACTCTATCACTACCAACAACGAATACAACTTTAGAAAACTTTTTCTTATTTAAATAGTCTAATACATCAAATGGAGTTTTTATAGTTGTAGATATATTTATAATACTTCCAAATACATCTCTGAGAACTCTAACCTTTGTTTTATATGTTAAAGGATTCTTTTTATTGTCCTCTGTCTTAGATGGAAACACCATAGGTATTCCACGCTCTGATTTAGCCACACTCATAACTTTTTTAATTAGTTTACCATGGCCAGTAGTCGGAGGATTCATTCTACCGAAAGCAAAGACAGCTGTCTTATCTTTTGCTTCGTTAAGAAAATTCCTAAAAGTAATCACTAGTCCTCCTCGTTATCGCCTTCCCATCCTGCGTCGATTTCATCATAAAACTTTTTCTTATCTTCAGCTGATAATTCAGATGGACTACTAACACCATACTTTTTTAATGTCTTATCAAAAAATGCTTGATAAGCTTTCTTGTCTCCTGTTACTTCTTTAAATGTTTTCATCTTCTTCTCCTTGTAATCCAACTGCCTCTAATGAAAGGTTAACTTTTTCCATACTAATTTCTTTAAATCTATTCATAATGTTTTTATACTTCTTATGATTTGGGCAAGTACATTGCCAATTAAATAAAGCTTCACATTTAGCACAATACCTCGATTTCATTTTAGTAGTAGTCATTACCTATTGTCCATCCCTCCGGTTTAAAAAAAGATTCGTATTGTTCATCTTTATATAATGTTGCCACCAAATGTACTCTTTCTACTTCACTACCATTAAATTGGCTATGGTAATTTTCTGTATCTGCCCACCAACCTTCACCAACTTTCATATGTAATACTTCCTCTTCAATTACCTGCATATTTCCATAATCAGTAATTACTGGAATATGTATTCGTGGTTCTGGGTCGCGATGCCAAGATAATGATGTTCTTGGTGTTGATTTATTTAAACGAACACGACCTATTTTTCTTTTATATGTTGCCATACAATAACCATCAACTAGCTCATATATTTCTTTAAAATATGTATGATTAAAAGCAGGTATAAATTCTGAATATTCACTTTCATCAAATTCTGATTGTCTTGTTTTTTCTTCACCATAAAACATAGTATGATAAACACCACCAGTACCTTCATAAAAACATTCAGGCATTGGTATATGTTTTTTTCTAGTTAAGCATATTTGTTGATGTTTTAATTTGTCTGGCCATGGTGCTACAAATAAAACTTGTTTTAATGCTTTTTCTAATTTCTGTTGATCGAATGTAAATGGTAGCTTTTGAAAATAACGAAATACTGTTTGCATAATATGACCTCCAGTATTAGTCCCAATTCTTTGCAATCGTAAAATTAGCATGTGAAAAAGTAAGTCTATCAACTAACTTAACAGCACCACCATCAGCGGAATCAATGGCAACAAATCCTTCTGGTGCTGTAACTTTAAAACCATCACCATCTCTTAGAAATGTTCCGATACCCTTAATCGTTTCTAATTTCTTAACAACCATATTCTTTGCTTCAAGAATACCTAAGTAAGTTGCCATACAAAAATAAACATCATTCTTAAATTTTCGTAAAGTCTTTTTTCCTTCTTTCTGTATATCTTTATATGTCTTTTTACCTTTATCAGATTTCTTTATATCAATCTCTTTTTGCACTCTATCAATATAATACTTTTCAAACTCTTTTACTAGTTTCTTAGTATCAGAAATTCCAGCACCAGAGCGAATCTTCGTATTGAAAAAGACTTTCATCCACGGTGCCAATCCCCACTTCTTCTTATCAGAAATTTCTTTTCCTAAATAATTTAAAAACTTACCAGCCTTCTTAGTTGCACCTGCAATCTGATTTATTTTTTTCTCTAATTTCTTTACTTCAGCTGGATTAAATGTAGCTGCATTAGCAGTATCGACATAAGCATCATCAAACCAAACATTTTTAGTTTTACTAAACTTATTTGAATCAACACCGAAAGATGCCTTTAATGAATCAATCGTGCTTCCTTTATACTCTGTGTGCCATACCACTCCGAGACTTGCCTTTCTCATTTGAGATGCCAAGTCACTATCTTCTGGAACAGCATAGGTGATAGTATTAGGACCGAAAGTTAACATACTGACACCGTCAATAGTCTCCTTCTTCAAATCACTTTTAGAAAACATTATATCACCTTGATAGACACCCTTCATTCCAAGATCGGGTAAGTATTTCAATGCAACTCTTAATTTATCTGAAGGACCCGCTGAACCATGATTAGCGTCAATGTCTGATTGAGCATAATTTATTTTTGGGGTCTTATTGAACATTGCTTTCGTTGCAACGAAAAACTTTCCGTTCTCTGGATTGATACCAGCAAAAATTGCTGGGGCGCCATCCCACTTTACAGTTATGTTCGTTTTACTTTTCCCACCAGATAACATATCCTTTAGGGAATTTAAAAAACGAATAGCTGTAGTCGCACCTTTAACACCATTGTTGATGATCTCATCTTCAAGGTGTTCCATGTGCGTATTTGTATCTTCATTTAATTGCTGTTTGAATGATTTCATATCTTTCCTAATTCATCTAATTTACACAATGGACATTCTTCAATATCTATTGATCTGAAAGGGCAGACTGTATAATGGTCATCAGCCTTATTTGTTTGTCTGTTTAGAAGTGAATTTTCACCTATTTTCTCACCTTTTTTCTTAACAACATCTCTAAACATTTGCTTAATATCATTCATAACACTATATATTTATAATATCTAATTATAGTTCTGTTTTACCAGAAATTCTGGTAATTTCCACTCAACCATATCCTTATCCACGTTATAATGCCCTAATGCACCACAAAAATTACAATATTCAATGCCAATATCATAGTCTAAAGTAGTCGTATTCGCCTTATGCTCACACAGCTTCTTCATAACTTGTGGCTCTTTCTCACGATTAAACCAGCCATCTGAAATAGTTAGGTCTTGCATTGTAGCCTCCTTTATTGTATATTTATATCCCTATTATTTCCAGTTATCAAAGTTTCTTTTTTCTGGTTTTGCCTTATATATAAATGGATTAGATTTTGTATCAGCTTCTGACTTTTTCTCATAAAACTTATTACTCCCATCATTGGCTAATACTGGTTGGTCATCTTCTTTAATATCTTCAAGCTTCATTCTTTTCTTGATAACATTCACCAAGAATTTACTATTGATACTCAAGTCGGCATAACGATTCTTTAACTGTTTAAATAGTATCTGACTACCCACACCATCATCTTTTGCAATAATTGCTAACATCAAATCTGCTGTTGCTGGTAATCCAAAACTTTCTGATGTATTGGATAAATCAGGATCAGAACTTGAAAATCCTTCACGATTTAATTGTGAACTTGTAATAATAGGAACATTACATTCAACTGCTAGACCACGAATTTCTTCAGCTATAGACTTGATATAAATGTAAGTGTTCATGTTTGCAGCCCACTTCACTCTACTTGATGAACAAATATTTAAGTAATCCAAAATAATTACTTGTGGTGTAAAATCTTTTTTAATTTTTAATTCTCTTAGTAAAGCACGAAAGTGTCCAACATGAGCTCCTGCTGTTGGATATTCTTTAATAATTAATCTACCAATATCTAATTTGTCTAATTTCTTTTGGAAACTATCCTTTGGAATAATATGTAAATCACTTATATCAATATCCAACAAGTTAGCATCAATTCTTTCTCCTATTCTTTCTTCTGCCATTTCCATAGTAATATATAAAACATTCAAACCTTGTTTTAAATATTGACTTGCAAAATGTGTTTTTACTAAAGTTTTACCAACACCAGTTCCACCCAATAATACAGTAAGTGTTTTTGGTGAGATTCCACCATTGGTAATCTTATCAAGCATAAGCATTTCAAATGGAATCTTAGATTCTTTCTTATGATAAAACTCCCACCGTTCATCACCATCTTCATAATAATTATGTCCAACACTTGTATCTAATGAAATGGCTAATGCTTGTGTAAGTATTTCTGGTATTGCATCTTTGGATGATTGTTTATCTTTACCTTCTAAGATCGAAATACTTTCAACGATACCATTATATACTGCTTGGTCTTTTGCCCATTTCTCTGTTTCTTGAACTAACCATTCTTCATCATCTGTTTTTTTCTTATATGTCTTTAGAAGCTCTTCACATTTATTGAATGTTGTTTCATTCAAATCATTTCTATTTGATAACTTTACAGACAATGATTCTATTGTAGGTGGTTTATTGTATTCAGAAA